ACACCAACTGGTGATAAAAAAGGATGCAAGAATTTTGGTATACTTGCACCATCAAATTTAAAACCTGCCGGTATTACATATTTATTTCCGTTTAAAACATATTCAAAATCTTTTGCAATTTCCCAATGTCTAACACCAAGTATCCACATTAAAATCATTTTAAAAAAACCTTTACCTTTTGTGGCAATTCTTATAGGTTTCATCAACGGATAATCTGTAAATGCGAATGTGTATAATTTAGGTTGTTTCTTGTCAAATAAATTAACAATAAAACCTATAATTATTAATGCAATTAAAATTGTCCACATCCAGAATTTCATTGCTAAAGTAACTATTAGTTCCATATTAGTCCTTACTTTTTTTATTAGCGTTTATATATTGTTGGTAAACTCTATGAGCTGAAGCAAGGTCTTTTTTCTTTTCAGGATCCTTTGCTCTTTCACTAGCAACTTTAGCTCTTTGCGACATTGCAATAGCAGCCTGCATTTTGTGAGCATGAGTCTTACCAGAATTTTTTATTTTATTTATAGATTGAACGGCCTTCTCTCTATCTACAAAACCTAAACCGTGTATTGTGCCTTTAGGATTTTCATCTGTATATAAATCAGAGTGCTTATCTGAACCAGCCTTTTGACCAGGTTTTCTAGGTATTCTAGGATTCTTTTGAGCTGTTAAACCAACTGCTCTATAAGACCTGCTACCTTTTCCTTTTGGCGGCACATCACCTAAACTTGCGATAGGGTGTGCTTGGTCAACTCCACCAATTGCATAACCTCTTGTCATTCTACCTATGTATTCTTTAAATGTCTTCATTAAATTGTCCTGCATGAGGAGTATTATCTTGTAAATCTTTTACAAATTTATCGTGAAAGGTTTGTTTTTTTTCTAACTTAACTTCTTCTTTTTCAATACCATTTTTTTCATCAATCTTATCTTCTAATTTATTAAGTGTTTCGTTTATACCTCTCAATACTACATTATTGTTATCAAAGTTTTCTTTTACATTATTTCCCATTTTTTTCATTATGGTTCTTCTTAAAACATCTGTAACATCTTTGTTAGTATCTTTGTATTTGTCTTTGTCTTTTGGTTTTCTACCTGTTGGATTCATGTCAACACCACCATGTGCTACAGCATTTGCTGGAGCGTCTTCGTCCATCTTATTGATTAATTCATCAATCATATCTTTATAATGTTTTGGCATATTCGTCCTCCGCTACCAGTTCATCACCTCTTTCATATACATCTACACCAAAACAAGTCATGTATGGCTCGCCAGGTAATTCTGGTATTTCTCTTACTTCATTTAATAACATATTGTATAAATTTTCTTCTTTTAAATATGTTATGACAGCAGACTCTATTGAGTCTTTATGCTGTGCGTATGTTTTATCTTCTTTGATTAATAATGCTAGAGCAACTGCAAAAGAACCAAGTCGGCTACCTAGTCCTACTTTTTGCAATATTCTTTTTAAATTAAATACAAATCTATGAAGCATAGTATAGTGTTTTCTTTCACTACCTTTTACTTCTTTAAATTTTCTTAATACTTTACCTTTTTCATCAATAATACCTAACTCATAAGCTTTAAACTTTGTGAAAGGTGTAACTAACATTTTCACAACTCGGTAAGTAATAATTAAATCTATAGCTCTACTCATAATTGTTTTAACATTTCCTCTATGTTCTTATCTGTTTCTATATCATTTAACTCATGTGGATATAGATACTCCAGATAGTTCAAACATGTTTTTAGTATTGACCAATATTTTTTATCAATTTTAAATAATAATAATGTAACTGCCACCTCTACACCAAAAACATTTTGTAATACAACTAGGTGATTTAAGACTAGTCTTATTTTAATATCACCTACTATATCGTATTTACGAAATAACCTTTTAAGATATTTAAATCGCTTAATATCATCATAAAACTCCTCTTCTTTTTCAAGAGTAGGGTTGTCATAGTTTTGTTGTGCAAACAACAACCAATTATCTTTGGTTATTTCTTTGAACATAAAAAGTCTATACTAATTTAGCAAAGACTTTTGACGAACCGTTTTCTAATGTTTCGTACTTAACATTAAGTTTCAGACCACCCTCTTTTTTATGAGATATGCCATCATCTTTAATATCGGAACCATCAATATCTTTACCAAATCTTCCTCCGAATTGATTCACTTCAATGTTTACAGAACCATTACCTGACATTTCAGGAATAGACATCTCTAAACCAAGAGTTTTTAATTTACTAGCAAGTTGTTCTAACGCAGCTTTAGGATTTAAATATTCTTGATTAGCTATTGAGCCAACAAAACCATTTACTCTTTCTAAAACTTTGGGGTCATGTATGTTATGAACACCAATACTTCCGTCTTCAACAGAATTTACTTCAGGTGTGCCAACATTTCCAGCGCCATACTTACCTTGTTTGTAGCCTTCTTTTACATGTTGTTTAAAAGTTTTCATTACTTCTCCTACTTATACTTGTCTGATTTTCGTTTTGTGCCATCACTTCTAGCAATCAGACCTTTTGCTTTTAAATGAGCTTTGTCTGTGAAACCAGCCTTACCTGCTTTATATCTTTTCATTGCGTCAGCAGTATTAGGTGCTTTCTCAGCCATTAAGTCTTCTTCAAAATCATCATATTCACTATCTTTAATATGTTGTTTTAAAGTTTTCATCCTTTAGCAACCATTTCTTTTAAAGCTTTGGATTTTTCTTCACCCTCTGCTTCAATTTTATTAATTAATCTATTTGTTTGTTGAATAGCACCGTTTAAAGCATTCATATTTGCTTTCATCTGTACTAAATCCATTTCAACTTTTGTGATGTTTCTTTTCATCTCATCAAAGTCTTTTTGCAAAAGAGCTTTTTCCTCTTGCAAAGTTTCTAAATTTATAGCCATTATATTCCTCAATTATATTATGCAACTGCAAAACCAAAACCGGCGATTACATTCCAATTTGAATTTTTGAATATGCAAGTTACCGTTTCACCAGGTGCGTTCAAAGTTATCGTTGTTCCACCTCTTAAATTTGAAGGTGTAATCACCACATTATTAGAGCCGCCAGTTGACACATTTATAATAGTCTTAATTTGACCATTTGCGCCATCAGCTAATGTGCAAGGTGCCTGAGCTGAAGTTGCGTCTACCTCTGTTACAGGTGTTATTATATCAATTGCTGATGATGTTGAACCATCTCCTGTAATTGTTTGTGATGATGAATTTAAACCTAGCCAAGATGGTATATTATTAAATACATCTTCAGCTGCGATTTTTTTATTGATTGGTGTTCCGCTTGGGTCATCCACTACATGGAATAAATCTACTGCGGCTAGACCGTCACCAAGGTCGGTCAATTGTGTTACTTTTTTGTCTGCCATTTTATCTCCTTAAAACCCCTTTATGGGGAATGCTACTTGTACCAGTTGATACAATCACTTTATTAATATATTTATACAAGGGGCCGAAGCCCCTTGCATTAGTTGTTATTATGCGTCTTGTGAATTAGTTAATGCAACTAAACACTCATACGCCACTCTACCACTTCTACCGCCAGAACCAGTTGTTTTTAGGTTCCAACCTACATGAGCAACTGCACCTGATTGAGTTTCAGTATCTTTAAAATTAAAAAGACCTATTGTAACTCCAGATATGAAGTTGTCAGCAGTCGTGTCGTTGAATAAGTCAGTTCTATTAGCGTTTGACTTTTCTTTTCTAATTGCTTCTACAGCCCATAATGGTGCTGAAGCAGCTTCGTCTGTATTTGACCATGAAGACATATTATTCTCTCCCTATTAATGTTTGTTAATGGTACTCACCTTCTAATTATGTACCACTATTTATAATATGAGAGATTAGTAACCTAGTTTTTTAAGCTGTCTAATTGTATTGGAAGTTGATGTATGATGAATACCTATACCGCCTCTGGCAGTAAACTCTTTAGCATTCTTTTCATAATCGTCTATAAGAATGGCAGGACTTCTATATCCTGTTTGTGCGTAGTCTTTCTTTTGAAATCGTCTGACTAAATTAATTCTGTCGTTGGGTAAACCTAAATTCTTTTTTACCCACAATGTTTTACCTGGTATACAAGTAGGATCCCTCACCTCTTCTACATGAGCAGATAAGATATCAGGATTATATTTTTTGATGAATGACCAGAGTTCTTTACCGCCTGTCATCCAAGGCATTGTGGACCAAAAATCTCTTTTATCTACTATTGGTTTCCACTTATCTATTTTTGATAAGTTCATCCACTTAGCAATAGGTACACCTACAATTTTTTCTGCGTATGATTTAAAGTCGCAAAGGACTCCATCCATATCACAATATATTTTTGGTAGGTTTTTCATAGTGTTTTTGTCCTTTCATACTTACACTATATCATATTCAAGGACAAAGGCAACAGCTAATATGTCGCAATTAGTGATTATTTGTCGTATTCCACTTTAGGTTCCATCTCAACTTTAGTAGCTTTTTGATTAGTCATAGTCTGCTTTCTTTTCATATCTTTAGGGTCATCTTTTTTATTTGGAACCATAGTTTCCATACCCTCATCTTTAGCAGTATATTTTTTATCTATCTTGTTGAAAAATGCTTTTTTCTCTGCTGGTGACATTGAACCTATACCTTTACCAGCTTTTTCTAGTTCTTTCTTGAACATTTTTTGGTAACCAGAATCTTCTTTGTAAGATGATTGTTTAGCTACAATCTCCTCAATACTTCCTGGTTTATGTTTTAAATAACTCATTACTTACTCCCTCTAACTTGTTTTGCTAAATCTTTATCAGCACCACCCCATGTACCAGATGATTTAGTAACAAAACTATTTACTCTAGCAAAAGCCCATTGTTGCTGTGTTGTACCTGGTCTGTGACCACCACGCCATGCAGCCATACCTCTATCATAAACTTTTTTCAATATTGAATAAGGCATACCTGATTTATCAGCTTTATTTTTTAGACCTTTGATAGTTTCATATAATTCTTTACTAGGATGATTTTTATTTTCTATGTTTAGTTTTTTCTTTATCATTTTAGTTGCAACTCCATATCTTACTGAATCACCTTTTTCTTTACCATATCTATCTCTAAAATCTTTTTTTGGTAAATCGTCAGCTTTATCATGTACTTTTTTTATTTGAGATTTTGTTAAGTCTGCTTCGTTCTTTAATGCCTTATCAATCATCTTTGCTTGAGCGGCATGTTTAGCACTAGCACCTTTTAACATATCTTTAACTTTTTTAATTACTTTTTCATCATCTTGATTTAAGTCTTCTTTAATACCGAGTTTTTTCTTTTCTGCTTCAATATCTTTTTTAATTCTTCTAGCACCCATGTAATCTTTCGCTTGCATAAATCTACCATACTGAATTAATAACTCTGAATATCTTGTAAATTTACCCTCTTTTATATCTTCAACTAAACCTGATAAAAATTTAATATCAGCATGTTTGATTGCCAATTGAGTTGGTATATCCATGTTCTTAATCATTTTCTTAACAGCAGGTGTTACATCACCAGGTTTCTTATCTTGCCAAGTTTTTTTGATGTTAGCAATTTGAGTAGGATTTAATCTAGGTTTTAGATAGTCTGCGTCCTCTTTTATCTTTTCTTTTTTCATTTTATCTCTCAAATGTTTATAAGCAACACCAACTTGAAGTAATGGCTCGCCTGTTTCAGGATTTACCATCTTTTCAGTTTCTTTTTTAGCAACTTTAGCTTTTTCTGTTTCTGCTTTTACTTTAAGAGATTGAATTTCATTGTCTTTCTTTTCAATATCAGCCTTTAATTTTTCAACACTATCACCTTCTTTTTTCTCTTTTTTCTCATCTGTTGTTTCAGCATGTTCAGCGTCACCATCTGGTGCAACATCAGCCTTTTTCATTTTCTTTTTATCGTCTTGTTCAGTTAATTCTTCTATATGTTCATTGACATCATAATTTTCAGGTACACAATTAGGTACCATTTTATCACCTTTTTTCTTCATGCCTACTTGTTTATAACCAGTCCAACAAGCCTCTGTTAAAGGGTCAAAAGCGTCTTTCATATTTACAGGTGGATTATATCTACCCATTTTATCAATCTTGAAACCTTTTTTTCTTAAATTGGCTGCCTTTGTTTGTAGGTCTTGTAATGTTTTTGCGTCTTCAAAACCTGCATGTTTACCAAATCTATCACTATAAGATAACATAAATGGTTTGATTGCCTCATCTATGTCTTCTTTTTGAGGTTTCATGCCTAGTTTTTTTAATCTCTTCATATCAGCGTCTGTTGGTGCATTTTCACCTAGAATATTTTTTACCGTGTCAACAGGCAGTTTCATTTTCTTTGCAATCTCTTCAGCACTTTTACCTTGACTAAACATTGTGGCAATAGTTTTCATTTTGCCTTCTTCTAAATCAAAATCTTCTTGTGTAACTTCTTCTTTAAAAGGATTAATTGTAGAAACTTTAAACTTCATATTTCTTACAGCTAGTTTACTTCTTGCGCCACTTGAAACAAAAGGTATTGTTTCTTTACCTAATTTTTTTAGGTCGTCTTCTTTAAACTTATCAAGAATATTCATAAGTTGTTTTGCTCTAGCAGCTGAAATTGTTTTGCCTTTAAATGGTGCATATTCTCTTTTGAGAATTGCAATCTGCATATTAGATAGGCCTTCTTCCATGGCCTGCCTCATTGATTTTCTATATCTACTCATTAGTTGTCTACCTTTGCTCCTGCTCTCCATTGATAACATGACCAGTACCTTGCTTTAGTTTTTGGTCCTGGATTATCACAATTGTGCCTAGCTCTAAAGCTTTTTCTTCTAGCTGGGTCATCTCTTTTAATACTTAATCCTGTTGTGTCGCCAAATGATACTTTCTTTACCTTATCACCGTCTTTAACATATACATAAAACTTTTTACTTCCACCACGAATTGGGTCATTTAATTTGACCTTTTTACCTTGATACTCTGCCTCTTGGATACCCTCTAACTCATGTTCAAAGATAACCTCTTCGCATTTTTTATCAATATTTTCGTACTCTTTAAAAGTCTTCATTATAGTTTCTCTATCATTTTAGCAACAACCTCTGAAAGTTTTGCTTTCCATTCTTCTTTATATCGTTCCCTATATTTATTCATTGTGGACTCTGTAGCTGCCCATTCTTTTACATCTTTTTCAGTAGGTTTTTCTCGTTCTCTATCCAAGAAACCTTTGACTTTTTTAATAGGGTTTTTCTGACCAGGTGTCATGTCAATCGTATGTTTAGTGTATTCTGGTGTGCCTATCTCATAGTATTCACCATACATTTGTTTGAATTTTTTAGTATGAATACTTGGTTTAGTCTTAGCACCTTTGTCGCCTGGTGCTGGTCTATTATCATTTTTTGATGTATCTTTATTTTTAAAGTAATCTGCTCTTTTCTTTTTCACATCTTTACTTAAAGTTTTGTAATACTTTTTAGGTTGTGTGCCTTTTACTTTTTTCACATCTTTGTCTTGTGGCTGAGCGTCTAAATCTTCTTGTATTTCAGGCACAGCTTCAAAGCCATAATCAACATTTAAATTAACTTCTCTCATATCTGCCTCTCTATCGGCTGCCACAGGAATACAATCCCATATCCATGCCTTGTGTAAATTATTATTACTATCTTCTAGTACAATATAGTTTGTACCTTTTCTTTGTACTTTACCTCTAATATCTTCTTTGACATAATCAACTTCATCACCTATATTAAATATTTGGTCTCTGATATAAAGGTCTCTTATTTGTTGTTGTTCAAATTCTTCCATACTTGCGATTGGTTGTGCCTTTTTCATATAGATATAATTAGCAGCCAATCTCATTCCTTTTCTAACTTGTTTCATAAGTTTATCTGCGTCAACTCCTGACGGCAATCCTCTTCTAAAACTATCAAGGTCACCTTTGGCAGCTGCAGCTCTCATCTTACTTGCACTCATGCCTGTAGCGCCTTCAGCATCCGGGTCCCTTTCACCTGCTGACAATACATTTACATTGTCAAAGTTATAATATCCATGCCTTGATTTTACATTGTTGTATTTGTTTATTATTGTTTCAAACTCTCTAACTCTATCACTACCAACAACCATAAAGATTTCAGTAATACCTTGATTATGAAGTTCGGTACAAATATCTAATATCATATTTGTGGTATTAATTACAATTTTTCTAGCATGTCTAGGAAACATCTGTTTCATAATTGCTAGTTTATCTCTAGCAGGTAGTGGATTCTTTTTAGGGTCTTCACTTCTACTTAAATATATTCTGTAATCATCAGCACGAACACTTGCAACTTTATTAATAAGTTTTTCGTGACCAATTGTAGGTGGATTAAATCTACCAAAAGTAAATGCTAATGACTTTCTTTTTGCCTCATGCATTTCTAAATCATCTATTTCTTTATCAGAAACTTTACCATCATCTAAAATCTTTTTACATTTTTTATAGAATTTTAAATAGTGGTATTTTTCTAACATCTTGTAGATAACTGCTTTTGGTAATCTATTCTTAATACCATATTGTCTAATCTCATCTGGTGACATATCTCTATCAAATGCAGCTCTTCTTTCTGCGTCAACGCCATCACCTATTTTAATAATATCTTTAATACTATCTTCTATCTCATCTAATTTTGTATTGATTTTATCTTGTAGATTTAACACATCATCATTTGTTAAGCCTTCTAATTCTCTGTAATCTATAATATCTCTTTTTAGTTCACCTTTTACTACATCTATTTCTTGCACTTTCTTTTCAAAATCTTTTACATATAAGTTAGGGTCAAAAGTAAACTCCTCTGGTCTCTTAATAAATTTATTATCTTCTATATCAAATACTGCGTCTGCCTTTTTCTCTTGGTCATTATAAGTTTTCATATCTGTAATGAAGTAAAAATTAATAGGATGTTTTGTTCCAGGTATTAGTTTACCTTGTATGTTATCTGGATTTTTAGCAGACAAATACTTTTGAGATAATCTTAATCTTTCATCTTCTCTTTTATCAACAGGCACATCAAACAATACATTAATGTCCAAGTCTGCGTCATCTCTATATCTTTTTGTTAAAATAGAACCAATAAGACCAATCTTTACAACTGGATATTCTTTTTCAAACTCTTCAATCTGTTTATCAATCTGTGCCTTAACACTAGACTTTATTTTAGGATTATCTGTATCAGCTTCATCAAATACACCTTTAGCGTATGTTCTTCTTGGTATATCTATTACTGCTTCTAAAAAAGTTTTCATTTTCTTCTTCTTAATCTTCTTTCTGTAGCCATCCATCTTTTTGCTGTGTATGACTTAATTTTATTGTTAAGCAATCTTCTAACTGCTTTTGAACATCTATCCATAATTTGTGTGGTCAATTCTCTATCATCTTTACTATTATCAATAATCACCATGTTACCCATACCAAAACTATTTTGAAATTTACCAATATTACTTTGAACAATAGCATGTGATTTTCTAGTAATATATTCTGGTACACTTCTCTCTCTTCTTTTGTTTCTTTCTAACGCAACATCTAAACTAGTATTTACAAATATCATATAACAATCATAACCTAATTGTTGTAGTATTGCTTTTTGATTAGCAATCTTATCGTAATCTCTACCTGTGCCATCTATGACCATACCTAATCTGCCTTTGATTGATAAATCCATAGTTTTATCAGTTGTACCTTTTGCTCTTGCTCTTAATATATCTCTAGCCTCTGCCTCATCTTCAGGCATTTTTAAAGATAAACCATTCTTTCTTAATGCATTTTCAAAAGCACTATCAGAATTAATCTGTCTTAAACCTGTACCACCAAATGCATTTCTAGTTACAAATGTTTTACCAGAACCTGGTCCACCTGCCAAAAAGAAAGCTTTGAATATATTAGGGTCATATAAGCCTTCGTTTAATTCAATGTTGTTTAGTTCATCAAATTTTTTCACTTTCTATAACCTGTGCCTTTCTCTCTATTACACCATCTTTTATGCCATGCATAGTTTGTAAACTTGACACCTAGACTTTCTATAATACTATAATAAAAATCTAGTATTCTAATTAATTTCTTTTTTATATTATCAATTAAATCTGGTATAGTTATCATTAATTCCACCCTTTTGGCATTGTAAAGTTTTGCCTACTAAATTCTAATCTATCTACAAGTTTAACTGCACCTGCAACTTTATCAACTGCAACATAACCCTCTGGTGCCGTTACTCTATAACCTTTTGATGTTCTAATAAAGTTACCAATACTTTGTATTTGATTCATCTTTTGTAATAAAGTATTCTTACAATTGCCTAATGTAATATGACTAGCAATTGCAAAGTATAATGCTCTTTTATTTCTATCTATAAATCTTAAACCATCTCTTTGTGCTCTAATATATTTTTCTTTACCTCTAGGTGTTTTCTTTGCGTCTATTTCTGCTTGTAATATATTATCATAGTAATCTCTAAATTGTTCTTGCATTGTTGCAACTTTACCCATAGCACTATTAGAGTTTTTTATAAAGTAATTAAAATATGTTTTTAATCTAAAACCTACTGATAACTGGTCGCTTGATGTTTTACTCATCAAATCTAAAATAGGAGCTGCCTTACTTAAAGAGCCTTCAGCCATTCTAATCTGTGCGTCAAATCTTGATAGCTCTGATTTAGAAAACATTACAGCAGTTTCTTTATAAGCTGCACTTGCTAAAAATATATTTCTATTTGATGAACCTCTAACGGTACCAAAACTAGCAGATAGTTTATCCATAGTTTTACC